GCAACATTGCTCACGCAGGGCTTGTTTTGGGAACTTGCGCCAGAAGATGTTTTGTATCCTTTTGCAGATTTTAGCATTAACCAGGCACCGGGAAGAACAAAAGATGAAGGATATGGCTACACGGTAGACTTACGGGTCTTTGGTGAAAATATCACCGCCTCTGCTTTTATTGCAGATACAATTATGCTTGAAATGAAAACAATAAAACCCACGTGGAAATTTATAAATGCCACTAGTGGCTATACAGATACGGATGCCAAGGTGGGCTTTGTACAAATAACATATCAATTTAATCTTTAAAACTAAAAAAAAATGGCAGGAGAAAAAGTAATTTCAGGGAATATGAGGTTCACGTTTGGGGACAAAACCATATATCACAGCACAAGCTGCTCACTTTCGTTGAGCCGCGAATTTAATGAGCGTGCTACAAAAGACACTAATGGCACTGAACGAGCTAAGGGTACAAAAAACTGGAGCGCCACAGTAGAAGGTCTCGCTGTTTATAATAGTGATGGTGTCAGTACGATGGACTTCTTTGCGTTATTTGACGCTTATGATGACGATACAGATGCGCCAATTGATGTCGAGTTTTCTCCTGATGAAGCAGATGCAGGTTTTAAATTGACCGGCGCGGGGTTTATTGAAAATCTGGAAAAAACAATGCCAAATGATGAAGACGCAACAATTTCGTTTTCTGTACTTGGTAATGGTTCAATGACTAAGGTTGTAATACCTTAAGTTATGGATAAGGCACAAAAAATAAACCTAGCCGGAAAGGACTATGAGATAATTTTCTCTTATGGTTCTTTCCGGTGGCTAGGTAGAAAGTGGGGTTTGAACAAACCAATGATGGTGATGAACCATATAGGAAAGGTTTTGAAAAAAGTAGATAAAGACGGATTGACCTTTGAGGAAGAAGACATTATCATTGATCTAATAAGAAGTGGTATGGGTCGGGACGATATAGATAGTGATACTCTTATTGAAAGTAATATTTTACTGGATATTGAAAAACTTGAATTAGTATTTAATCTATTTCAAGAAAGCTTTACAGATATTATGAATGTGGGAAAGAAGCCGGCGACACCTCCAATAAAACACAAGACCAAGACAAATTAACCTTTGATGATCTTGAACAAATTGCCTGTGGTGAGATGGAGATAACCGTGCCTTATTTCTACTCTTTAACGCCCAGGCAATTTTATAATATACAGGCTGGTCGTCGCCGAAAAGAAGAAAGAGATTTTAAAGAGCAATGGGAACGCACCCGGGCAATTATAGCAGTTTCTTTAATACCACATTTAAAAAAAACGGCAAGCCGCGACATCACAAAAATATATCCGTTGCCGTGGGATTCTCAAAAAGGCGAAAGTTTTATAAAAGAAGATCCAAAAATACTAACACAAAAAGCGCTTGATTTTTGGGCAAAAATTGATAAAAAACAAAAAAATAACTAATGGATGTACTGTATATAGTAAGTAAAGGAAGTCCTTATAATAACGAGGCGCTGCGATATTCATTACGCACTTTAGAAGCCCACGGGCAAAACATTGGGCGTGTGATCATTGTTGGTGAAAACCCAGGCTTTTTAAGTGAACACGCAGAATTTTTTGCAAAGCCAGAAGTAAAGGGTCATAGGCCACATAGAATTACTACAAAAATACTCTATGCTATTGAAAAAGCAAACCTTACCGGCGACTTCCTGCTTATTGCAGAAAATGTTTTTTTTATTAACGACACAGATCTTAATACCATTCCTTATGAGTACAAGAGCGACTTAAAAACGCATCTAACGCATCCTGATAAACGTTATTTTCATACCAAGCAGGAAGCAGCACAATGGCTTGAAAAAAATGACCGCGAGATACTGGACTATGAAATGCATAAACCATTTCTGTTTAACGGTAACAAATTCTTAAACCTTAAAAAAGCCTGGGTACATAGCAAAGCTTCCGCTTTTGGAATGGTGATACAAAGTGTGTATGCCAACTTTTTTGAAGTTCCCGGCGGTAAATCTACTGATGTGGTGATGAAACACATCCTGTATGCAGCAGATTATGAGATGCTGCTGAATAATTACTGCTTTAGTTGTGGCGATGGTGGCTGGGAAAGAGGTATTGAAACTTGGTTACAAACAAAATATTCTAATCCTTCTAAATATGAAGTAAGCTAATGGCAAACTTTGCAGACATATCCATTCGCTTTTCAGCAGATTTAAAGCAGTTTTCCAGTCAAATGGAAAACGCTCAAAGATCTATGAAGAAATTTGGGAGCCAATTAACCAGTGTGGGCACCGGTTTAAGCGTCGGTCTTACACTTCCATTAATTGCTTTAGGAGTTAAGAGTGTGCAAGCTTTTGATAAGCAGGAAAAAGCCTTGGCACAAGTAAGGCAGGGATTAATAAGTACTGGTAATCAGGCAAAAAAGACGCTTTCAGAATTAGAGACAGAAGCTTTAAAATTACAAAATACATCACTTTTTGGAGATGAAGAAATACTATCAGGGGTCACTTCGCAATTACTTACGTTTACTAACATTGCCGGTAAAGAATTTTCTCGCACACAACAAGCTGCCTTAGATCTTGCTACACGTCTTGATGGGGACCTAAAAAGTGCTTCCATACAATTGGGGAAAGCCCTTAATGACCCGATCGCTAATTTAAGCGCATTATCACGTAGTGGGATCCAATTTTCAGTAGAACAAAAAACACTTATCAATAGCCTAGCGTCTACAGGTAGAATGGCAGAAGCACAAACGGTTATACTTGACGAGCTTGAAAAACAATATGGTGGTAGTGCAAAAGCAGCTGCTAAAGCAGGCACTGGTGCCTTAAAACAACTGGGTAATCAAATAAGTGATCTTACAGAAGATTATGGCAAGCTAATATCTGAAGCAATATTGCCTTTTGTCGATAAAGTAAAAAATGTGGTCAAGGGCTTGCAGGGTATGAGTGATGCAAAAAAGAAAACGGTCGCAGTTGTTGTTGCGTTGGCAGCCGCTTTAGGGCCATTATTAATAACTATAGGTTTTCTTGCTACTAATATTATACCGGGATTAATCACGGCTTTTGCATTAGCTAAAACAGCATTTACAGCGCTTTCTATTGCAATTGCGGCAAATCCTTTAGGGGCATTAGCTTTAGCTGTAGCTGCTGTTGCCGCTGCGTTTTTGATTTTTAGGGATAATTCTAATGCTGCTTTTGATGCTACAAAGGGATTGAATGATGCGCGTAAACAAGCTGCAAAATCTGTCGCTGCTGAAAAATCACAACTGGAGAGATTGATCCAAGTAGCAAAAGACGAAACTCGCGAAAAACAAGCGCGCTTAAAAGCGATTGAGGCAATCAATAAAATATCGCCAGAGTACCTAGGCAATATCACGCTAGAAAGCATTAATACAGATAAAACCACCGCTTCTATAGAGAATTACATTAGCACGTTAAATAAAAAAGCCTTGGCGCAGGCCATAGAAGCAAAACAGCAGGAAGCATACAATGCCTTAATAGATGAAAACCTGAAAGCCCAGGATCGTTTAGAAAAACGGCTTGACGATGTGACAAACCGCATCGAGCGCCGCCGTGCAGGACAGCAGGGCGTGTTACAAGGTGGCGGGCAGCCTGCGCCTTTTGATGCTACAGTGGACAGAAAATTACTGGAAGACCAGGCAAAAGCAGAGTTTGATGCTGCGCTTGCTGTCAACACAAAGGAGTATGATAATTACATTGAAAAATTAAAAGCAGCAATCGGTAATGGTCCCAGTCTTCAACAATTAATTAACGACATTACTAATAATGATACAGGTGGCGGGGTTGTGGGTGAAGGATTACGCATAAAAGTAAAAGCAGCTCTAGAATTAGATCCCCAAGGCGCTGTAGGGATTAATGAAACTGTCGATGCTCTTGAAAAGCAATTACAGGTTTTACAGCTTACCCGGGAAAGCTATGCCGCCACCAGTGAAGAATATCTAAACCTTTCTAATGCTATTGTATTTACAAAACAATCTATTGACGATGTGACGGCAGGACTTCCGGGAACGTTGATACCTGAAAGTTTTTATGATACCACCGCAATAGATTTGCTGACCGCAAAGCTAGAACGTCTAAAAGAAGTTGGGCAATCTGTGGGAGAGGCTGTGGGAGATGCTTTTGAAACTTTTTCTAACAGGTTCATAAATAGTATGAACTTGGCTAAAGATGGCTTTCAGGGTTTTATGGGTCAAATAGTACAGACGGTTACAAGATTAATTTCTGCAATGCTAGCGCAGTCTATTGCTCAGGCAATAGCAGGGGCAACTGCTGCGGGTACAGCTACAGGCCCTGCGGCAATATTAACAACACCCGCTTTTATAGCGCAGGCGATATCAGGCGTTTTAGGTGCCTTTGCGTCTATACCAAAGTTTGCTTCCGGTGGTATAGTTTCTGGACCAACTTTGGGAATTATGGGGGAATACAGCGGTGCAAGATCAAACCCTGAAGTAATCGCGCCGCTTTCAAAATTAAAAGCTTTACTAGGCGATACCGGTGCTCAGGTATTTATACCGCAAACGGTTTTAAGGGGTCAGGATATCGTGATCAGTTATGAGCGCACACAAAATAGAAATAACAGGTTAAAATAATGTTACAAAATTTAAGCATAGAAATTTATGACACTACTCTCCCCACTTGGGAGAAGGTCCCTCTTGAATTTGCAAAAGCAACTACGCTTAAACTGGAATATAATGGGGAAGATGCTAAAACAAACGTGATGCTACCTTCTGTTCTAAACCTTTCTATGGAAGTATATATAGCGCCACCGGCAGGCGTGGATGTAGCAAATTATGATACAGATGCAACTTTCAAACACCTTTTTACCGGCAATGAAACTAGATACCAGGTACATTTAAGGGATGAAGATACAGATAAAATACTATGGCGTGGGCACTTGCTGCCTGAACAATATTCAGAACCATATACCCAAAATACATTTTATGTTTCTTTTACCGCTAGTGATGGCCTTGCTAGGCTAAAGGAAAAAAAACTTCCTGAAGGAATGTACCGCGGCCGTAGTAGTATAGCACATATTATTGCAAACTGCTTATTGCTGACAGGTTTAAATCTTCAGTTTTGGGTATCGCAAGCTATAAAAAACACTGGTGAAAGCGGAAAGTTTGAAAAAATTGAAACGTGGTTTTACAATTTATCTACCGCTTCTGATGAAGAAAATAAAGATGCGTACACCATTCTTGAAGAAGTACTGC